AGTTTCAAATGACATTCTTGGTAATGTAATTTGAACTGCACGATTTAAATCTGGTTGTTGTTCTAATCTTGCTAGGAATTTTTGCATAGGACCATAAGCAAGAGGCACTCTCATATCACTTGTTTCTTTTCCTGCACCATCTCGATGACGTATATGAATGTCATTAAAAATTGTACCAAAAGAAATTATGGTTTTTCTGAGTATTTCGTGGTAATAGTATTGTCCTAACATTAGAATGTACCGAATGGATTACCTTCTGAGAAATCAAGTATATCATCTGCTTCAGTTTCGATGATTTCATTTGACTCAAAGGTTGTGTCTTGATTTTCTTCACTAAAGAAATCTAAAGCATAGTTTGAGAATACAGTAGATCCAAAAGAGATAGAAGTTGTAACACCAGTAGTATTTAACGATAATGAACTTATATTAATTGAACTTGAACCAATACTTGTAACAGTAGCACCAGTTCCTACAACAATAGTTTGACCAAATTTAATTTGATTTATTTCTTGATTTAAACTAATACCTGATGTATTAATACCAGTAATGAGTGTAGTTGTTACACCAATTGTTCCTGTTACTGTTGAATCTACAGTAAAGAAGGTTGATTCAGTTGCTTGAATAATTTCACCAGGTAGGAATGCCTTTGTAGTTGTTCCTATACCAACATTTGATATTTTGAGTATCCTAGTATCAGTATCCCATTCTTTAACTATTGCTTCAACACCAGAAGAAAGACCTTTAACAACTTCACCTCTTTCAAAGTTACCTACACCATTAATTAGTGATGGATTTGAAATAGTTACAGTCGGAGCAACAGTGTATCCAACACCTGCATTTCTAAGTCTGATATCAGATATTGTATTATCTGCAAGAAGATTAACTTCAGCAACAGCTGGTATTACATTATTTCCTGTGATTGTTACAACTGGTTTTGATCCATATCCAATACCATTATTTGTAATAGTAAAGTCAACAATACCAAAGTTTGATAGTTCAACAGCAGCAGTTGCAGCAGCACCTACACCTCCACCACCTGTGATAGTAACTAATGGTGCCTGTGTATAACCTATACCAGCATTTGTTAGTTCAATTCTTTCTATTGAAAATACCCCACCCTTTGTTGTGGTTATTGCAACAGCAGTTGCACTTACATTACCTAGACCAAATGGAGCAGTAGAAATAGCAACAGTAGGAGCACTTGCGTACCCACTACCATCATCATTTAATACAATTTCACGAATATAACCTTTATTTAATTGACTAAGTTGTGCATTTCCAGTTGCAGTTACACCAATTCCAATTAATTGAAGTGTAGATATATAACCCAAATCTTCAAGTTGCGAATCAATCTCTTCAATATCAGTATCAAATACTTCATCTTCGTATTCAAATAGTTCACATTTAAGTTGATATACGTAATTTTTTCCTAACTGATAGAATGGTTCTTCATGTTCTACAAACTTAACTTCAAATAATCTTGATCCTAGTGGAAAAAATATAACATCTCCTTCACGAGGTCTTGTAGATAGTTCGTAATCTTCATCTGATTCTAAAAATGGTGATATAAAATCCTCAAATCTTTCTTTTGATATTGTAAGTACAAGTTCATCTCTTAAACTCACACCAAATTTAGTCATGATGTCTCCTTGTCCACCATAACCTTCATAGGTGTTTACATACGCTTCTAATAAAAAATTATCATCAAAAGCAGATGATTGAACTTCTTTAATTATTGTTTGTTTTCTTACAAATTTTCTTGGAATATATGTAACTTCAACACCGTAAATTTGAAGTTGTTCATTTATTAAGCTTTGAACGAGTCTCTGTTCACTCTGAGATCCTTGTAGAAAAAAGGGATTTAACGCCATCTATCATTACCCAATAAAATCAAGAGGTGGTAACTCATATTCGAGCATCATCTTCTCTTTAATTCTTTCTAAATCTCTTTCTGCATCATCATATATTTCTCTACCATTAAGTTCTAAACCACCTGGTAATTTAACTCCTCTAAACTTAATTAAATTTTGTCCCCACTGTCTTTTAATTAAAGCAGTTAGGTACAACTTAACAAAGTAATCATTATATACTTGAGTAAATGATTCTGGATCTAATGCTCTGTGGCAATCTAAAACTAAGAAGTTTCCTGCTTTTTGAGCACCCCAATCAATGTCTAAGTATAATCTATCTTGTCTTTTATTAAATCTAACTTGTGCTTCTGGTGTTAGTAAAAAATCAATATCTTCAAGACGAGTTTTTGTCATTGCATATTGAAGAAGTTCAACTGAGTTAAAATAATACAAATCATTTAAAAATAACTGATACTTAATACTAAACATGCTACCAGATATTGAACTGGTATCAAATTTAAATATCTTGTTTACTCCTACAACAGAGTCAGGTATTTGTAAAAAATTTGAGTTTTCGTAAAATGTTGTTGTGGTAGTTCCGTATCCAGGTATATTTGTTGATGTTGTTGTAGTAGTTACTATACCAACACCTGTTTTACTATTGATTGCACTCTCACCAGGAACGTCTGCTCCTATACCTCTATCAATATCTCCCTGTGTAATTTCATATTTAAGATACATCCTTTCAACACCATCAAAGTGTCTTTCATTGAAAAGTTGTATCGCATCATCTACTAAATCATCAACTTGATCATCATCAACGTTTATCTCCAAGACAGGAGCACCCAACTTCCTAAAACAGTAGTCAATTAATTGTTGTCTAGTTGCTGGTTTTGCCATCTTCTTCTTCGATCTCTGCTAATAGATTTTCGTATTTTTCTTGGTATTCAAGTTTTTCTGCCATTAATTCTTTTTGTGCATCTAAATGATCTTGAACAGTCGTTTGTAATTTTGCTTCAAGAAGAATATTTTGGTTGGTTAATGTAGAAATTTTTTGATTATATACTTTTATTAAAGTATTCACATCAACATCATTAGTTTGTGCCATAGTTTAAAAAGTCCCGCCATCGAGAGTATCTGTCCATTTTGGTATGCCAGAGGCATTAGTTGTAAGTACAAAGTTTGAAGTACTTATACCAGCAGCAGTGCCAGCAGCACCAACTTGCTTACCTGTTGTATCGAAATAAACGATACCATTTCCAGTAGTGTCATAATCACCATTCTGGAAATATATTCCTTTAATATCTAGGAAACCTTTTGTACCACTTACTAGATTATTTACGATTGTGGCATCAGGTATGTAAGTAAAAGATCTTTCTGGTGCGTTACTTGCATCACCAGTTAAATCGTGATATCCAAAGAAACCTGTTTTGTTGTTACCTGCACCTGCACTTGTATTGTAATTAAATGCTACACCACGATCAGTGTTTGTGTCAACATTTGACGTAACTGTTAGTTGAGTAGTTGTTGCAATACCACCAACTTGCACAGATCCATTAATTGTAATTAACTTTTCAGTTAAATCATAAGTTGCAATGGTTGTACCAGAACCTATGTTAGTACCAGTTATACCATCACCTGTGTTAATTCCAGCAGTTGTATCAACCTTGATTGTACTGACACCAGCAAGTGCGGTTGCCATTACAGTTCTTGTGCTAGTTGTAATACCTAAGTTAATTATTGGATCATTCAAGTTTACAGTAAATGAATCAACTGTTGTAGTTGTACCATCAACTTGCAAGTCACCTTTAACAATAACTGTACCTTCATTACTTAAACCATCTGGATATGGATCAATGAACAATTGATTTCCACTACCAGATCTTGAAGAAATAACATTTGACGCAATGCTAACACTACCAATTCTTGCATCAAGTGCGGTAAATACTCCCCCAGTTTGATTAATATCACCTTGGAAGGTTGAAACACCAGTAACTTTTAAGTTACGGATGGTCATTTCATCTACAAATAAGTCATCTTTAATATGAAGATCACCACCAACAAATAGGTCACTAATAAACGTTCCAATACCTGTGAATGTAGAAACACCAGTAACACCTAAATTTCCACCTATATTTACACTCTTCTCTATACCAACCCCACCTTCGACTATAAGAGCACCAGTATCTTTTGTGGCAGAATCAGTCGTATCTTCCACTAAAACTGCTACACCACTGAGATATGCCCAATCTGCACCAGTTGGAGAAGATACCTCAACTCTATTATCACCATCCTCATCATATTCTATTTTTAAATCTTTACTATCACCAAAAGTAAGAAATGTATCATCTGGAATAATTACTTCACCTGTGCCATTTGGTGATATGAACAAATCTCCATCAGTATTTGTTGTTGAAAGAACGTTTGAATCTAATCTTAAATTATCTACATTCCATTGGTCAACTTTCTGGTTTTGGTCAAGAACAGGAACAAATCCTCTTGCAGCTGCAGATGGGTTTGCTTGACCTGCAACTAAACCAGGACCAATACTTAATAAATCTGTGAAATATCTACCACCAACGACTTGTGGATTACCAGCATTATCTCCAACAAATAACCTATCACCTTTATTCGATACTGTACCACTCCCACTTAGTGTTACACCAAGTTCACCAAATTGTAA